CTAAAATGGTTCAATATACTGATAGAGTTTGTACAAATTTACCAGGATCAGTAGGTATGTGTGGTTCACCTTATTTAGTTAAAAATACAGCTTATTTTGGGGATGATAGTGTAATAATGGGTATGCATCAATTTGGAACTAATTCAACTAGTGGTGGTGGATTTGTCACTCAAGATATGATTCAATATGCTATTGATTATTTTAAACCTATTTCCAGAGTAAAAGAGATTGTAGAAAATGATGAAACAGTAATGAAACAGCAAAATGGGTATTTTAATTCAGATGATCCTTTATATTATTCAGGTATAAGGTGGGCTAAAGAAAATGAAACTTGTTTTAATTTTGGGAAAACAGTAATTCGTGAAAGTCCTTTATATGGTTTATTTCCTCCTACTCATAGTAATTCAGCATTAGATTCCTTTGATAGAAGATTAGATGATCCTAGAAGTTTTGATAACCAAATGATTAATAAAACTAATAAACAGTATGAAGTCAAATTTCCTTTAACTAGTGGTGTTATAAGTAGAGTAAAGAAATTCTTAGTTGAAACTTGGTCAGGATTCACTCCAATTAGAGAAGTGGGAGTTTTACCAATTTATGATGTTGTAAATGGATTTGATACTGGCAATTCAACAGCATGGACCAGAGAAACTGGTTTACTGATGAACAAAAGTGCAGGTCCAGTTTACAACAAAGTAGGTAAAGGTAAGTTTCCATTCTTTGATGAAGAGATTTTAGATGATAGTCATTTTACAGTTTCCGAATTGATAAATGACCCTTATCTACAACCTCGTCCAGGACTGAAAGTTTATACACCTAAATCAGTTCTGACAGACCGTATAGATTATCGTTTGGATTTAGCTCTTAAAGGGTTAGTACCAGATGATTCTTTTTGCGGAGATTCTATCAAGGATGAACTAAGAAAACTTTCAAAAATTGCAAGTGGTAGTAGTAGAGTCATAAATTTTTTTCAATTAGATTATATGGTATTATTTGCACAATATTTTGGTTCTTTTAGATTATTGTATTCAGATCCACAAAATGCTGGTCCAGGTCTTTTTTCAGCTTGCTTGTGATAGCACACAATTATTTCCTACATTGGGTTTAGATTTGAAAGATTGTAAGAGGGTTTTTGGCATTGATTATACAGCATATGATAGTTCTATTCCTCCTATCCTTCATGAAATTATGGTAGATGCAATTAATGATTGGTACACATTACATGGAGCTACTGAAGAAGAAAATCAAGTAAGAAAAGTCTTATGGTGGGAATGTATACACACTCAACATGTTTATAAAGATGTAGTGTATACTGATCATCATGGACTTCCATCCGGTGTTCCTTGTGGTATGACCACCATTTCCAACATAATAGTAAATACTATCCTTTTTGCTTTGACTTGTATTAGATTAGAAATTCCTTTAGATTGTTTAGGTAGAGATATAATTGCAGTTTTTATGGGTGATGATAATCTTTGTGGGGTCAAGACCAATACAAATAGCTACTACAATAAATTGACAGATAAATTTGATAGGATAGAAGTAGCAAAAACAGCAACTCTTTTTGGTATGAAAGCAACAATGCCTGATAAGTCTCCTGATCTTACTCCAGAGGATAAATTTGATGAGATAACATTTTTGAAAAGCAACTTCATAAATAATGTTAATCCAAATCAATATGTCCCTGGAATGGATAAAGGTACTATTCAAAATTTGTTGACTTTTTATAAGCCAAAAGGAAATGCACATGTAGATTTAAACCAATTCTGCATAAACATACACGAGGCACTAAGATTCGCCTCCTTATGGGGTTATGAGTATTATAATCATTTATCTGAGTTATTAAAAGGGAGCTCAGTTATGAACGATTATTTTACGAAAGACGAAATCAAGCTTTTGATTCCGCCCCACAACCGCGTATACCAAATGGTTATAGGTTGTGGAACATGATTCTATATTCGTTAGTACATTTAGGCGTTATATGGCATAGCGTAAAATGTATTAATATTATACAATTAACATCAAAAACATATTTATTTAAAGCAGCA